TTATCTTCACGGCTGAGAAGCTCAGCGCCTCTCGGTTTTTCTATCCGAGTCACTGTGACTTCCGAGGGCGCGTGTATAACATTGCGTCGTCGCTGAGTGTCATGGGGAACGACCTGTGCCGGGGGCTCCTACAGTTTGCCCGGACAGAGCGACTGGCCAACGACAACGACGCCAAGTGGCTCGCAGTTGCCGGGGCGAACGCGTGGGGTAACGACAAGGTCACACTGGACGAACGATGGAAGTGGTCGGAAGCGTTCACCAAGGACGCCATCAAGATCGCCAAGAACCCTGAGCGTGAGTTGTTATGGACTGAGGCAGACAAGCCTTGGGCTTTCCTTGCGTGGGCTAACGAATGGGCATCCTACAAGCTCAACGGTAAGATCAACAGTGCGCTCCCGGTGAACATGGACGCGTCGAACAATGGCCTCCAGATTCTCTCTATGCTGACTCGTGATCCGTATGGGATGGAAGCGACGAATGTTTTACCGACAACAACACCTCAAGACATCTATGGGGTTGTTGCTGCTAATGCCCTTAAAAGCTTAGAAGCCCTGGCCGCTACCGGGGATGACCTAGCGCGAGCCTGGGTGTCCTTTGGGATCGACAGGCGCACCTGCAAAAGACCCGTAATGTGCTATTCGTATGGGCTCACTCCATATTCTAATCGTGCCTACATCAACGAATGGTATGACGAACAGATCCATGGGAAGAAGCGAGAGAAACCTTTTGCCGACGACAAACGCTACTACGCGATCCACATGCTTGCTGAGCATGTCTGGCGGGGCATTGAGTCGGTCCTTGAGAAACCAAAGGAGTGCATGGACTGGTTCCAAGCTTGCACCAGGCTGATTGCTAATGAGAATCGTGCGTTGAGCTGGGTGTCACCTACTGGCTTCCCGGTCCACCAAGAATACTACAAGGTCCACAACCAACAAGTAAACACATACATCAGTGGGAAGGCAACGTGCGTAAAGTTTCGCGAGGACGACGATGAGATTATCAGTCGGAGGCGCATGGTCAACGGGGCAAGCCCTAACGTCGTGCATAGCCTGGATGCGTCAGCCCTTCACGAGACCGTGGTGCGTGCCAACAAGAACCATGGGATCTATGACTTTTCGTTTATCCATGACAGTTATGGGACCCACTCAAACAAGTGTGATGCACTTTCTTCGACATTGCGTGAAGTTTTTGTTGACTTCTTTTCTCGTGATCTGTTGAATGAATGGCGCACGCAGTTAACGGAACAACATCCAGATTTAGATTTCCCGGTGCCACCAGAGTTTGGTGATGCTGAGATAAACAAGATAAAGGAGTCAACATACTTCTTTAGTTAACCAAAAACAACAAAGACAAAAAAGAACAATGAGTAAAGTAATTGTAACACCAGTAGGGAAGGCCGTATATCCACACCTTCAAAACCCTGACACTCGCTTCAATGATAATGGAGTTTACCAGTGTCGCTTGCATGTTGACGAAGCTGGCTTTAACGAGTTTAGCACCCAGATTAATGAGCTCTATGACAAGGCTTATAAGGCTGAGTGTGCTGCCAAAGACGGTAAGGTCAGGAAGGCAACATCAAACCCGCTCAGAGTCACCGACGAGGGAAGCTTTGAGATCTACGCCAAGCAGGACGCAATGAAGCAGACGAAGACCAAAGGCCTTCTTCAGTTTCGAGTGGCTGCTTACAACGCCAAAGGGACCAAGATCCAAATGCCTGCTGTTGGTTCTGGTTCTGAATTGAAGATGGCAGTCGAGCCACACTTCTGGAATGTCTCGAGTCAAGGCTTTGGGATGACTCTGCGCTTGCGTAGTGTTCAAATCATTGACCTGAAGGAGTTCTCAGCTGACGATAAACCATTCTCTTCTGTTGATGGTTTCTCTGGAGGTGAGGCTTTCACGAATGAACTGACTAATGATGAGACGCCGCAGGTATCACAAGAGGCCGACGACGACGCCTTTTCGTTCTAAACTCGAGGAACGTGTAGCCCTGGCCCTCAAGGGGGCTGGGGTTGATTACACCTATGAGAGTCAGCAGCTAAAGTTTACGAGGCTCTGCACCTATACTCCTGACTTCATACTGCCTAGTGGTATAATGTTGGAAGTTAAAGGTTACTTTGAGCCCTCAGACAGGACCAAGCATCTATTAGTTCGCGAGCAGCATCCTCAAGTTGATCTTCGTTTTGTGTTCCAGAACGCAAACCTACGACTCAACTCAAAGAGCTCTACGACCTACGGTGACTGGTGCGATAAGCATGGATTCTTGTGGTGTGCACAAGCAATACCAAAAGAATGGCTGAACCTACCGCCTTGTTGAATCATCAACCCTGCCCCGATTGTGGGAGCAGTGACGCATTAACAATAAACGAAGACAACTCCACTAAGTGCTTTTCTTGTGGGGTTTTTAAACGGGGAGACTCTGAACAACCTCCCATGATAGTAATGGACAACACAAATAAAAATATACCCTTCATTGAGGGGGAATACCAAGCCCTCGAATCCCGAGGCATCGACGAAGCTACCTGTCGGAAATACAGGTATCAGGTCGGTAACCACAATGGTAACAAATGCCATATTGCAAACTACTACAACATTGACGGGCAGAAGATTGCCCAGAAGTATCGCTACGTTAACAAAGAGTTCCGGTGCTCAGGGAAGCCTGACCACTTCTTCGGGCAGAACATCTGGGCTAACCCAACGCCTAACTTTAAGGTTGTTGTTACTGAAGGAGAAATAGACGCGATGTCAGTCGCTAGTGCCACCGGGGGGAAATACCCTGTTGTTTCACTTGGCGCTGGCTCACAGTCTGCCAAGGCGATGTTCAAGCGTCACCTTGAGTGGCTCTCTGGCTTCAAGGAGGTGATCTTGATGTTCGACATGGACGAGCAAGGCCGCAAGGCAGTCGAGGAGGTGGCCCACCTGTTGCCTGCTGGCAAGTGTAAGGTCGCTCACCTTCCCATGAAGGACGCTAACGATTGTTTAGTGAACGGACAGAAGGCAGCAATCATCAATGGGATCTTTGACGCGAAGCTTTGGAGGCCTGATGACATCCTGGCAGGCGCTGACATCTACGACAAGATTGCTGAGCACCAAGATGTTGAGGCCCTTGAGTATCCCTTTGAGGGACTTAACAAAATAACACATGGCCTTAGGCACTCTGAGATCGTCACGTTGTGTGCTGGTAGTGGTATTGGTAAAAGCCAAGTGTGCCGAATCATTACGCACCACCTCATGAAAACAACTGACAAGCGCATTGGCTACATTGCCCTTGAGGAGTCGGTAGAGCGCACGGCATTGTCGTTGGTTGGATTGGAGATGGGCAAGTGCCTTCACCTCGAGCCGTTTGAGCGGGACGATGAGTTCAACGAGGCCTTCAAGGCAACTGTAGGCAATGGTCGTTTTTACGTTTACGATCACTTCGGCAGCCTGGCGTCGGACAGTTTGCTCAATCGGATTCGCTTCATGATCAAAACGTATGACGTTGACTTCGTGGTGCTTGACCATATCAGCATTGTTGTTAGTGGTATTGGTAACGGGGACGAACGTAGGCTTATTGATAACACAATGACCGCACTGCGTTCACTTGTTGAGGAGACGAAGGTCGCCATGTTACTTGTGAGTCACCTAAAGCGTCCTGAAGGCCGAGGCCATGAAGACGGAAGGGCAGTCAGTCTGTCCGACCTTAGGGGCTCCCAAGCAATAGCCCAACTCTCAGACATGGTTTTGGGACTGGAAAGGTCACAGCAAGCTGAAGAGGTTGAGGACCGCAACAAGACAACCGTGCGAGTCCTTAAGAACCGCTTCAGTGGTGAGACTGGCATTGCCTGCACCCTGGCCTATGACAAAGAGACTGGTAACCTCTCTGAGTCACACCTTATTGAAACCAACAACCCATTTTAATTTATGAACACTGCTGTATTTGACATAGAAACAAACGCCATCAAGGAGTGGAAGACTCTGGGTGGCCTCGAGGTCGTTCATTGTATTGTCATCATGGACAACGAAGGGACTCACCGATACCGGAACAACTCTGAGATGAACACGATCCCGGAGGCCCTTGAACGGCTCGCTAAGGCTGACTGCTTGGTGGCACATAACGGCATTGGGTTTGACCTTCCTGCACTTAACAAGCTGTATGGTTTTACCCATGACTGTGTGATTGACACGATGGTATTGGGGCGTCTTAACCACCCTGACCGAAAGAAAGAAGACTGGACCGAGGCGAAACTCCCAACTTTCCTGCGCGGGGCACACTCGTTGAAGTCTTGGGGAATGCGATTAGGCGTCCACAAGGACGACCATGGTGCCACCGAGTCTTGGGAGCACTGGAGTGAAGCGATGGAGGACTACTGCGTCCAAGATGTTGTTGTGAATGAAGCCCTCCTCACCTACCTCATGCAAGGCCGAACGCCTACTGACCAAGACCTACGGCTTGAGATGGACTTTGCGACTGCTATTCGACAGCAAGAGTGGAACGGATTTCCGTTTGACCTTGATGCGGCTGAGCAACTCCTTAAGAAGCTTATTGTTCGGAGAGCCACCCTCGAGGAGGATCTACAACAGCTATTCCCTCCGAAGGTCATTGCCACTAAGCGCCCTTGGTGGGTCACCGATGACATGAAGCAATGGGAGACCAAGAAAGAAGCCCTGGCTGCTGGATACAAGGCCGCTGAGATCGAGAAAGGAGCGATTAGGACCAAGTCTGTTCCGTTCAATCCCTCATCACGAGACCAGATCGCAGAGCGCCTCATGGCTGACGGATGGGACCCTAAGTATTACGAAGGGAAACGCCCAGCAATCAACGAGCCTGTGCTCCGAGAGATCAACAGCCGGAAGAGCCTAGCGCTCCTTGAGTATCTGTTGGTAGCTAAGCGACTTGGACAACTCTCTGAGGGCCGCCAAGGCTGGATGAAGATGGTCCATAACGGTCACATACACGGCTCAGTGAACACAGGAGGCACCGTGAGTGGCCGATGCAGTCACCAAGCTCCGAACATTGCTCAGTGTCCTTCGGTTTCTGCTGAATACGGCTACGAGTGTCGTTCGTTGTTCACTGCGCCTCCAGGGCGAGTCCTTGTGGGCTGTGATGCATCCGGGCTCGAGTTGCGAATGTTAGCCGCTTACCTCCACAAGATTGACGATGGACGATACACCAATGAGATCCTTAGTGGTGACATCCACACGGCTAACCAAGAGGCCGCTGGATTGCCTGACAGAAACTCAGCGAAGTCGTTCATCTACTGCTTAATTTATGGTGGTAGTGATAGTAAGTTAGGGGAAGTAATCGGGGGCACCTCGGCTGACGGTAAGCGCCTAAAGACTGAGTTCTTCCGTAAGATGCCTGCAATCAAACGCCTACGGGATGCCGTGCAGGATAAGGTCAAGGGCTACGGGTTCCTTAAGGGACTTGACGGCCGTAAGCTTCCTTGTCGGTCCCCACACAGTAGCCTCAATCTTTTGTTGCAGTCGTCTGGGGCAATTTGCATGAAGCAAGCCCTTGTGCACTTTGTTGAGGACATGAAGGACGCGGACTACCTTATGCACGCTAACGTTCATGATGAGGTCCAGTTTAGTTGCCCTCCCAACAAGGCCCACGACTACGGACAACGATTTGTAAATGCCATCAAGAAAGCTGGCGAAACTCTTAACCTCCTGTGCCCACTAGATGGAGAGTATAAGATCGGAACTAACTGGGCTGAAACACACTAAAAATATGAAACTAATAATAGACGGAGACATGCTCCTTTATCGCTCAGGGTTTTCCTGTGAGGTCGAGGTGCGCTGGGACGATGACATCTGGACATTGCATTCCAACGAGAACGAAATGAAAGGTCACTTTGATGTAGCACTGAGTGGCTTAGTGAAACTCATCGAGCCTAAAGCAGAAGTGATTGTTGCATTCTCTGATAAGGAGAACTACCGCTACGACATCTTCCCAGCCTACAAGTCCAACCGGAAGAACACAAGGAAACCACTAGGACTGAATGCCCTACGTGACTGGGCCATTGAGAGCTACGACTCACGGATATTCCCACGCCTCGAGGCTGATGATGTTTGTGGTATTATGTGCACTAACGACAAGGACTGTGTGGCTGTAAGTGGCGACAAGGACTTTGGGACCTTACCGATCCGATGGTTTAACATGAATACACGAAGGATGAATGATGTTACCGAGGAGGAGGCAGACAACTTCCACCTTATCCAAACGCTTGCCGGGGACGCCACTGATGGCTACGGGGGAGTCAAAGGGATTGGCGTTAAGACTGGCCAAAGGCTTCTCGACAAGAAGGGATACACTTGGGACACTGTTGTTGAAGCATACGAAAAAGCAGGACTCACCGAGGATGATGCTTTAGTGACCGCCAGGCTCGCTCGTATACTTCGTAACACTGATTACGATGGTGTTGACATTAAACTGTGGGAACCAAAACGATGAGAAAACTAACACCTGAAGAGATTGTTCTCCCCGACTCTGGGGAGCGCAGCGAATTCGACACGGGCGCAGTGCGAGACGCTATGCGCGGCAAAGGGATGCCTAGCTGCATTCCTACAGGAGCACTACGGGCAGTCGCTCGGCGCTTCGAGGACGGGGCCACCAAGTATGGCCGAGACAACTGGTGCAAAGGGATTCCCTTGTCACGCTATGTTGATAGTTTGTATCGTCACTTGTGGTCGTATATGGATGGGGACACATCAGAGGACCATGGTGGTGCAATCATTTGGAATGCTATGTGCCTCGTTGAGACCGCTGAGATGATTAAAAACGGGGAACTTCCAGCCGAATTGAACGACATAGACAAAGACGTATGAGCTTATATGAATCTACTGATAGCTTCCCAGGGATACCTCTGAGCGTCTTAGAGGCCCTTGAGGAGGCATATCCCAAGAAGGACTTTGGTCCTACGGCTTCACTGAGACAACTGGACCACCACTACGGACAGCGCTCAGTGATTGTGTTCCTTCGTCAAATATATGAAGAACAAAACCGTAATATTCTCAACAATACTAACATAAGATAAGCCATGTGTATGTCCGCTCCCAAGATGCCAGAGATTCCTAAACCGCCCGCACCTCCACCGCCTCCTACCAAGGTCGCACAAAAGGCCGAAAGCGCTCGGATGCAAAAGCGTTCTCGGGGCCCTCGTGGTCGTTCTTCTCTTACAATCCCTAGATCCTCCGTGTCTTCACCTAAGGGTGGCGTAGGGGTTAATTATTCATAAATATATACTAAACAGAAACCATGCCTGAAATTACAAGAATCGGAACTGTGTCTCGCAATGTGACCAGCGCCGCTGATATCGACATGACTTGGAATGGAAGCTCTGGAATGTTCGCTGTTATTGGCACATTCGGATCTGCCCAAATCAAGCTACAGCACAAGATCGCTGATTCTTATGTTGATATCGGTGAAGACGTCACGTTCACTGCGAACGGACAAGCACTGTTCACGACGTCCTCGAAGGAGCTTAAAGTTGACCTTAGTGCTGCGCCTACCAACGTAGACATCATTGTCGCTCCTGTCGCTGATAACAAAGCATTCTAATAATGTCTCTAACCCGACCACTCACGCGTCCGCTTACTAGGGCTCTTAGCCACTCGGAGCTAACCCAAAAACTTGGAGGGGGCTTTAGCATATTTGCGCTAAACCCGTTCCTTTTGTTTGACGCGCGTGACTCGATGGTCGGGACCCTGGAGAACCCAACGCTCGATCTGAACCCGGCGTTACCTGAGACACTCGACGTCATCACAGCGACCCGCGCAGGAACCGCCACCTTCACTGATGCCA